TTTTCTTATAATTCTCTGTCCCATACGTGATCTTGTTTTTTTAAGTGTAAATCTTTTTTTAATGTCTAGTGGAGCAGAACATACACTAGGGTTAGTTACAATTCTGCCTTTTTTTCTGCCAAAAGTACAACGATATTTTTTGACCACTTTGTTTCCTTTGCGGCCAAAAATCAATCTTGATTCTGGTAAACCAACGTTGTTATCAATTTCAGCAATAATCATCTTATCCTGCCCTATATACAATTGTAAACAATGTAGTCAATAGCGTAATAAACAATGTACCCATTGACCATATAATAATTCTTTCAATTTTTGTAAACTGTCTATCTGTATGTTCTTCCATCTTGTCCATACGTAGATCAACTTTATCAAATCTTTTTTGTATTTCTTCGTGTCTTTCATGTGACACAACCACATGAGTTTCTAAACTCTGAGATTCTAAACTTGCTAAATTACCATGTAATTTTTTATTTGGTTGATTATCCATTTTATAGTGTCTCCGACTGACTAAATTCTAAATTTTTTGATCCTGTAGTTGCAATAGTGCCACCATTTAGTACAACTCCATCCATAGAACTAATTAATTTACCAACAGGATCACTATTTTCTTTAAACACATCAGGATGTTCTACTGCAAATTTAAATATCCATCCTGCACCTGTTAGTGTTGGAGCACCATTAACATTTAGATCAGCAACCTGTACAGGATCATTTGAAATAATTACCTGTGAAAACATTGCAATCATTTGTACAAGAGAATCAAAATCTTTTTGTGTAGCATCTTGATAACTGCCTGTTTGTGTTATATCAATATTTGTATACATTATATAAAACTGTAGATTACTACTGATAAACTCGCCACCTCTTGCCGCTCCATTAATTCTAACTGCCATTATTTTTTCTTCCTTCTTAAATCTAAATTTTTAACCTTATCAGCATATGACGGACCTTTGCCTCTGCCAAATTTATATCCAATGTATGCACCTGCCAATGCCGCACCCACAGCCATTGCTTTTGATGGTTTTACTTGTTCGCCATCTGCATAATCACGCTCACGTGATAGTTGTTGTAGTGTAGACATCATTGATGATTTAGGTGCGTTAGCTCTAAAGTAATTGAATAAACTTGAAACCAATGTTCTTTTTTCTCTTGTTTTTAGATTTTCCCAATCACCTGCTAATCTTTTCATTGATTTTAAACTGCTGTCACTTACAAAAAGCATAGATTGTAACTGTTGTAGCATTCTTTTTTCTGCATCAGCATTTGCACCAGATGATGATATGTGATTTAAATAATCTTTAATCTGAGCCATGTTTGGACGCATTCTTTTTAATAATATTTCACTGTTTTTTTCGTCTGCAAATTTTGTAATTGATCCTTTACCAAACAAGGCGTGTAACATTGCATACATATCTGTGCCATTTGATCTAAAATAATCAAAGTTTCCATAACTCATTGTTTTACCAGCATAGTTACTTGCTACAGAAGAATACTTAAACTCTCTATTTAAAACCTGTAGTGCAATTGCATGTGCAAAAATGTTATTTGCCATATCTTGTGCTGAATAATTTGATAATCCGTGACGTGATCTAAACATTCTTGCTTCTGTCATTAAATCGTTTACAAAATCTATTTCTATTTTTTCGCTTTTCATAAAATTTTTTCTACTAAAGTCTAGTCTATCCACAACTTTTACTGCATTTCCAATATGGTCAACTGCAACAAAGCCTTCTGGATCTCTTACTTTTAGTTCTCCATTAACTTCTTCAAAACTATCAATTGCTTTGATATTTGATAGTTTCTTATATAATATGTCTTTTATAGCACCTAATTTAAGCCACAGTGCATAAAAGTTCATCATATTACTCTTATTAGTATTTAAGTAATTTAGCCCAATTTGTAGGGCATTTAAACGGCGCTGTCCTGCAGGTCCTTCTTTGCCTGTTTTTAGTGCCGCAATTTTTTCTTCTGCTCTACGTGTGTAGTCAGCAACAAACTGATTGAAAAACTGTTCAGGATCTTGCTGTATAGAATTCTGTTTAATATTAGCATTCATGTTAGCCGCAATATTGATTTTTAAATCATTGCCTGCATCTGATCCATCTAAAAATTCAAATGCATTACCAATTGACGTTAAATGTTGTTGTGCATCAGCAATTGCTTTTTCAACTGCATTTGATTCTTGTGCTGTCATTGTTGCCATACCTGAAAAATCTTTTATATATGCATCGTCAAACCAAACATCAGATGTAGATGTTAGATCAGATAAATCAACTTTGAATGATGCTGACATTTTATCTAAACTTTCTCCACTATATGATGTATGAAAAACAATACCAACTTTTGCTTGTTGTATCTTTTTACCTAATTCTGAATCTGTTGGCACTGCGTATGTGATTGTGTTTGGTTTAAATGTTATATAAGACTTGCCTTCAAATCCTCTTGTTTTTAAATCACCTTGTGTGAACATTAAATCACCTTGTAGTACACCTTTAATGTTTAACTTTGATAGGTTTTGTAAAACTAAATTTAACTTGTCACGCAATCCACTTTTGTCTTGCTCACCAACATCTGCATGATTGGCTTCAATATCTTTTGATGATTTATTTAATTTTGGATTTTTAGCAAATACACCTTTTGTACCTACAAAAAATTTACCATCACTTGGATCTGTTCCGCAAACTATTGCAGGAGATCCATCCCACTTTGTGGTAATATTAAACTTTTTAGGTGAATGACCTTTTACTATAGTTGATAAATTTTTTAAAAAACGAATGGCTTCTACAGCACCTTTTTTACCTTTAAAAAGAGATAGATCTTCTAAATGCGTTAGATGTGTGTTTACATCTTCGTGTAGGATATTAATTTCCGTCAGTTTCATTTGTGCTGTTTAACCTTCTGATTCCACGTTCAAATTTTGCAGGATCTGAACTTTTAATGCTGTTGATTAATCTTCTAGATAATTCACCAGCAGTGTTTTCATCATATGATTCATACAGCATATCGATTAGATTGAGAGCAGATGATATAACATGACTAGCACGTGATTCTATCAGTGCCTCTCTATTGCTTTGAGGTACTGATTGACTAATTTCTTCTAATATTGATCTAGTATGTCTTTTCATTGTCATCAGCTCTTTAATTTCCTATACTTTTATTTATACTAAAAAGAAGCCTATAAACACTCATACTATAGATCACCTTCACTAGAATATTGATGACGCTTTGATTTTAATATACTACGTAGGTTTGATATTTGTTCAACCTTTTCAGCCACCTGTGCGCCTTGATTTTCAGGGTTTTTTGGGGTGATTACAGTGGTTCTTTTCTTAATAGAACTTGCTACATTGGCTGTAGTCATGCTTTCATCTTCAGCCATTTGTTCTTCTGTTAGATCTGTGATTCTTAAGGTATCTATATTAAATGCCAAGTTAATCTTAGTTCCCACGCCGCCACTTGATCTTGTTTTCATAAGTTGAATTAGATATCTGCCACGCTCACGCATAGCTCTGCTTGTTTGAATACCAATAACATTATCTGCTGTTTGTATTTTTGATAAACCACCAGCAATATGCGAATGGTCAAATTCATTTGATTCAACACTTGATCTATTTAACTGTGATGCCGTGGCTAGTACAATCTGATGTTCAACTGCTAGATTACGCAGTTCTTCAGATACATATTTGTCTTTGATAAACAAGTCACTTGGCGAAACTCTTTTTGAAATTGGCATTAATAAGTCTAAATAGTCAACACAAATACAATCAGGCTTAACACCTGTTTGCACTTCATACTCTTTCAAATAACTACGCAGGTCATTTACAGTTGCACCACTGCTGATGTATTTCAATTGAAATTTACCAGACTTTTGCCCTTGCATTCTAACCATCAAATCAATATCATCAATTTTCTTAAATATTTCATTTGATGCAACACCAGTTGACATACTATCAACTCTCATAGAACTTAATTCTTCGCTCAATTCAAAAGTAAAATAAATTACGTTCATACCAACGTTGGCCCAGTTGAGTGCAAGATTTTGTAAAAATAAACTTTTACCAGCACCTGACTGTCCTGCAAATATGTTTAACTCGCCTTTGTTAAATCCACCATACAATTTATGATCCAGTGCTGTCCAACCTGTGCTTACTGTACCGTTGTTATTTTTGAGTGATAACAGTCTTGCTTTAGGATCTAAAAAATAATCTGTACCTAGATCTTTTGTGAGTCCAATTCTCACTGCATTTTTGATCTTGTCTTCTACTTGACCATAATCGCCTTTTTCTAACAAATCTGCTGATTGAATAATTGCAAGTTCTAGTGCTTTGTGTCTGCAAAAAGTTTCAAACTCATCAAAGAACCAATTTTTATGTCTTTCATCAATATCAACTTTTTTAAGTTCAACTCCACA